TTTTCCCAATATGTAACCGCATCCATAAAATTCTCATACGCAATTTGAGAACACCAGCCCATGACAGGCTGAAGCAAAGCGCGAGAATACCAAGACCGATCATAAAAAACAATCTCGCCTTGGCGTGGCATTTTTTTCGCCCATGATGGCAACCAGTTTTTCATGGTGGATTTGTTAGGCTTAAAAGATTGCTGAACCCGAAACGTGTAGGGTGGCAAGTATTTAGTTAGCTTGCGAATTGTGCCAGATTTGCCAGCACCATCTCGCCCTTCTAAAACAACCGCAACACGCTGACCGCTGGCGTGGATACGCTCGGCCAATTCGTTTAAGCGAATATAGTTTTGTAATTCGTGATTCATGCCACAGCCCTTTCATTATATTTGCGTGGATGGATAACAGCAATTCCTAGTTTGCGAAGTGTAGACCGAACGCTGGAAGCGTCATCGAACATTACCTTGTTCGCTTGTTTGAATTGCCGAAGATTGAACAACCGCCGAAGCTGATTTGCTTTTAACTCGCCATCGGCACGATTGTCGCCAACCTTGCGAGATAAAATCATATCGGGGTTGATACCCTCGTTCATTAGAAATTCAAAATCCGCATCTTGCATATTTCGAGCGGTGCAGACAATTACGAAATCGCCTTTTTTCTGTCGTCTGCGAACCTCTTGGGCAAGCGGTAAAAGCGTGTCGCCAAATATTTTTTCTGGCGTTGCGTTTTCTAACCAATGCGCGAGATCAAGCGTGCCGTCTGGCAATGTTGCTTGGCGATGTTCGCTATTGATGCAAGTGCCGTCTAGGTCAAAGATTGTTACGTTTTTCATAGTCACCTCTAGTTGAAGAAAATTAGGTAAATGACACCACCGATCACGATGGTTTCGGAAACGATTGAATAGCACAGATATGCTTTAATCAACCAAGGAAGAATAATTTTGAATTTGTTTTTCATCATGGTGTGATCTTATAGCAATCCGTCTTGATAGTCAAGAAAAAAGTGCACGAAATAACGTAATGAAATCAATGGGTTAGCGCGGGGGACCCCTTAGGGTATCCTGGTGTAAGACCTTGATATTAAACGCTTTTTCGCGCCTTTTGCACTCACGTTTAACTAAGTTTTGGCACCTCTGCCACTGGCGCGTCAAGATGAGAATGAGAATCATTCTCATCTTGCCTAGTCCTATCTTTCATTGTTCAATAGGACAGCGCACATTCCACCAAGTATGGATGCGATGGATATTCCCATTGCACAAAGTAAAAAATCACCGGCTGGATTTACAGCGAATAGCATTAGCAAACAAAACGCAAAACTAAACACACCGGCAAACATTAACATAACCGCGCATATATGCATTACATCTTTGGTCATAATTAAAACCCTTTCCTATTCATACCTAACACGCCCCACATCATGCAAGGCAACCCGATTGCTGTTAGTATTGTGAACAGCATCCAATTAGAACTGTCATGCCCTTGCATGATCAATTCGGCTGGCGTGTCGATTGTGGCTGTACCTGCAATCACCAACATTAAACCAATAAAAAATCTAATCATTATAACTTTCCTTCCATAGCTCATAGTATTCAACACACTTAGCGGTTAACTTTTCCGCTTCTTTTAAATCGGCCTCGGCCTTGGCCGCTTGTTTATACCGATAGGACATTTCCCACAATGCGTCTTTTTTTAAACTCATTTTATCACCTCTTTTCCACAGTTAATATTACATATTGATAGCACGTTGCAGTGTTGAAGTCAAGAGCGGCGGCAGTCTCGTTTGCCGCTTTCACAAATTGGCAAGCTGTCCTGCCGTGATCGCTCTCATATCGTACCAGATAAGAATTCAACTTGGCACCTGCGGCCATTGCGGCCTTGTGTTCTGCGACTGCGGCGTCGTGCTTTCGTACCCAGTCTGAGATCATTTTAAAACCAACTTTCGACATTAAACTACCCTTTCCTACCTATGCCGGCGCTCACTTAGCGCGCCGGAGTTTAGCACCTAGTTTGTGATTTTTCTGCATTTTGGCTCGGAAAATTTTCCTTGCCATTTTGGCGGCTTCGCTATCGCGACTTGGTACGATCACCCGACGCTTGCCACCTGCCGTGAAGGTCATTTTGGAAAATCGCTTGATGATTTTCTCGACGGCTTGCGCGTCTTTGGCGGATGCCTCGGCGCGGGTTTTCTCGAAATGGCAACGGCCACATAATGCCGTGGCGTTGTCGATATCGCTGGAACCGCCGAACTGTAGCGCGTGGCAATGATCGACCTGCGTGGCCTTTTCTTTTTTGCAGCATACGCAGAAACCGCCGAGGACCTCGCGCTTGATGGCGGCTGAGAAATCGCGTCCGTTGGAAACTGTTCTTGAAATGCTCATGTCTATCTCCTTGTTTCGATGATTAAGAGTGTATAGCAATCAACCCTATATGTCAAACGGGTTCGCCTGTAAGTGATTGATTTTATTGCGTTATTCGGCGTTTTTTTTATGCTTTTTTTATTGCTAAGTCATTGATATTAAACGATTTTTTTCGCAAGTTTTTTTATCTTTTTTTATTTTATTTTCATATGCAAATGCGAATCATTCGCAACTCGCGCCCCTATGGGGGCGGTTATCGAGACTTGACCTAGCTTGCACGCGGCGCGCACCTGCTCAGAGCCTTTATAAGGGGTTTTTTCAAAAATCCGAGAGAAATATTGACATCCTTTGAAAGGAGTAGTATTATATATTAGAGAATTATACATGAGGGAATAATGAAAGAAAAATTTAAATACGGGCCTTTAGTTTTTAACTATCCTGATGCGGAAGATGATACAGGAAATTATTGGTGGCCAGGGTTACCCCCTGTTGGGTATGATGATGCTAGAATACCTATTGATAAATTAGGACTACAGTGTCTACCATTACAGTCACCCGTACATCCTCAGTATACTCCAGTGGATTCACAACATAATAGGGAGTTAGATATATACTTACCTTCAATAGAAGAATGGAAAAGTTGGTTTGATTCTGAGTTTATAGATATTAGTGATCATAGAATTAAACGAGAAATATTAAAATGGCTTGTTAAAGATTACACACGCCTTAGTGAAAAATTCACTAAGGCGCAGGCTAAATGTAATACTCTTGATGAATTGGTAGAAATTGTATGGCAACCAGACGAAAACAAATAATTGATGGTTTAGTTACCGAGTTAGGGCAGGCCCCTGATGTCGATGCATCAAACGTGTTCAGGCGGTTCAAGTATCTTGAAGAGATAAATGATTTTCCTACTGTTTGTCTTACTCCTGGCTCGGAAAGTCGTGAAGAGCTTGGTGCTAATCGGAGGCTAGGTAGTATAGGTGTTGCACTCCGTGGTTATGTTTTTGATGAAAATAATATTGACACAGCTGAAATTTTCGCACAAAATGTAGAATCAAAGGTAGATTCTTTTTCTGCTAATGTCGCTGCAAAAGCTAATGGTGTGTCAGATGCGCGTGTAGTATCTTTTCGCACTGATGAAGGACTTTTTCAGCCATATGGCATTGCAGATTTAGAAGTTGAAATTTTATATGATGTGGATGAAAATACATGACTTCAAATGCTGTTGCACCAACTACTACAGTAGATGCACTTAATAAGACACTCGAAGCTCCTCCGCTCGATCCTGTAGTATTAGCTATTGCGAATGATTATCTCAGTGGTAAATCTGTAGAAGAGATTGCAGACGAATATGCTGTTTCTCAAGACAGAATCACATCCGTGATTGAGAAGAAAGAAGTAAAATCATATGTTGATAATGTATTCGCTACGCAAGGCTACCTCAATCGGATCAAGCGTATCAATTTGATTAATCAGGTGATTGATCAAAAAATTCAAGACGCCGTAGAGACAGGCATATATTCGAAAAAAGATCTTCTTGATTGGATGAAACATCTCCACGAAGTGGAATCAGCATTGAAGCCAAAATCAACTGGACCCGCCGTTGCGGTACAGATTAACAATTATGATAAGCTAATGAAGGACTTAATGGAATGACGACAACAATGCCAGCTGATGGTCAAAACCAAGCAATTAACGTTCTCGGATTAAAACCAGGTAAAGGACATCAAGTTCCATTTACAGCAGGTTCGGCCAACACTTCACCGGAAATTTCCGAAACGATCTCCGTCATTTCGGTTTATTCTACAAAAGATTGCTTTATTCAAACCGGTGATTCCGCTGTAACATGTACTACGTCAAATGGGCATTTTTTACCTGCTACAACATTTCTTGACATAGCTCTTGGTGGTGGGGCATTGGTTCGTGAGTTTGATAAATTTATATGTGTTATAGGGAGCAGTGACTCAGGCACGCTGTATGTAAGCGAGCGTAAGTAATGGCTGGCCTCGGTCTTGGGTTAGGCATCTCTTCTGGAGTAAATGGTCCAGGACATGACGCTGGTGGTGTTACAGATGCTTTATATTTTTTAACACAAGATGGCGATGTACTAATAAGTCAACGTAAACGCGGAACACCATTAACTCCTGCGTTTTTAGTTGTAGAACCAAATGATGATATAACATCTGATTTATTACCTGAACCTACACAGTTACTGTTGTTACAAGATGGAGGATTCTTATTAACGCAAGACGGACGTATAATTGCACGAAATGATGAAGATAGACCTTTTGACCGGCTAATGAGCCAAGACGATAAAAATATTTTGACACAAGATGATAACTTCCTAGTTGCACAGCAAGTGTCGTAAAGAGAGAAAAATATGGCTAATGTAAAAATTACAGACTTAACAGCTCTTGCAGGTGGTGATGCAGTAGATACAGACGTCTTTGTTATTGTCGATATAAGTGCTGATCAAACAAAGAAAATGACAAAAGCAGAACTTGTAACGGCGGTATCTGCGGCTAATGACTTTGTAACCTTTACACAACTTAATTCGAATATAAATACTGTATCTGCTAATGCAGCAGCAGTCGAGACAAGACGTACTAATAATATTGCAGGCGCTGTATCAACAGTAACAACTTCTGATCTAACAGCATCAAGAGCGATGGTAACAAATGGGTCAGGTAAAATTGCTATAAGTGATGTTACTGCTACCGAGCTTGGATATCTTGATGGTGTATCTTCTGCGATCCAAACACAGTTTACGGGAGCCGAGACAAGACGTACTAATAATATTGCGGGTGCTGTATCTACAGTTACCACTGCTGATCTTACTGCCGATAGAGCTGTAATATCTAATGGTTCTGGTAAGCTAGCTGTAAGTGCCGTTACTTCAACTGAAGTTGGGTATCTTGATGGAGTCACCTCTGCAATTCAGACTCAATTTACTGCAGCGGAGACTAGGCGCACTAATAATATTGCAGGAGCAGTTTCTACTGTAACTACTTCTGATCTAACTGCTTCTCGTGCTTTACTAAGTAGTGGATCTGGTAAAATTGCGGTATCTGATGTTACCTCAACTGAGCTTGGATATCTTGATGGCGTAAGTTCAGCTGTACAAACTCAGATAGATTCAAAACTTGCTCTTGATGGTTTTGCAAATGCGCACTATACTACAACTTCTGCGAATTCATATAACATAGGTACAACTGTAGCAGATATAAATGAAACTGAAGTATATCTAGATGGCGTATATCAAATTAAAAACCAATATGTTTTAGCTAACTCCTCTCATAATGTGCAATTCAAAGAAGCTACATTTACAGCTGGGGTAGGTCTAGAAATAGTCTCACATACTTAAAATTTTTAATTGACACTATCTTATAGTGAAGTTATACTTAATTGAAATTATACGAAAGGTGATATAAATGGTCACACGCGTAGGAAAATTTGTTGGTGGTCTCGGACAAGATATCACTAATACAGCAAATGCACATGCTACTGAGAACAGAATAGCATTTGGTGCTGCGATAAATCCAGTTGCCAATGTTCATGTAACCGGTAATGTTTTTGCCTCTACTACGATACATGCTCATACAGGTTTCTTAGTACCTAATGATGGTGATATTGGTTCTCTGGGTGCTACAGATGCTATGCAAATTAGTTCTGGTGGTATTGTCACATTTAAAGATGATATTTTACTTAAAGATGGGGCTACAATAGGAAATGCCTCTGTAGCAGACGTTATGACACTTGCTGATTCAGGTATCGTAACCTTTAAAGATGATATACTTATTAAAGACGGCGGTACAATTGGTGTCGCTTCTGCTGCTACTGCTATTACTATTGCTTCAACAGGTATTGTAACCTTTGTAGATGATATCGTTGTTAAAGATGATGGTACTATAGGTTCTGCATCAGCTCCAACAGCTATGACTATTGACTCATCTGGTATTGTCGCATTTGTTGACGATATTAAAATTAAAGATGCAGGTACAATTGGTTCAGCTTCCGATCCAGACGCAATTTCAATTGGAGCAGATGGTGATGTTACCTTAACTCAAGATTTAGAATTGCAACATGATGGTGCTACAATTTCTTTTGGCGGAAATGATGAAATTGTTTTAACACACGTTCATGATACCGGGTTAGCATTAACAGATACAGGAGGATCACCTACCTTTCAGTTACATGATGCTGGTGAATCTATATCTTCTGACGGCAGTAAACTTATTCTTACATCTAATAGTGTTGCTTTTAGTATGCCAACAGCAGATGGAGATAACGGTCAAGTAATTCAAACAGATGGTTCAGGCACTCTTTCATTTACAAATGTTTCTACCGCTACAAATCCTGCAACAACTTTGGGTTCTGATACAGATTGTGGTTCTGTAACTGGAACAGAAACAAACGACGCATTTGGACAAATTATAACAGATACCGTAACAGTATTAAATTTATTAGTAGATCCCACAGATCAATTAGCCACTGTAGATCAGGGTGCACTTTCATAGGAGAACTTAAATGCCTACACAATTACAACTTCGACGTGGAACTACGTCACAAAATAATAGTTTTACCGGTGCCGCTGGTGAGTTATCAGTAGACACCGATTTAGATCAGATCCGGGTTCACGATGGTAGTGCTGCTGGCGGATTTAGAGCGATTGTAGAACGAGGAGCAACTGGTAATATTGGCTTACTAGGTAATACGGCACCTGCCGCTAGTACAGTCAGTTTGGGTGTTCCTGCAAACGCAGCGATTCGAGTAAGCTCTACTGGTGTTGCTAACCTCATTCTTGGTGATGCTACTGTCACAAGTGGTTTTAATCTTGATGTTCGTGGTACTGCAAATACTGGCGCACTTACTGCAAGTAGTGTTGCTGATAGTGCTGGTGGTGGTCTAGTACCCCCTGGTACTATTGTACCTTACGGAGGTGCTACAGCACCAACAGGTTATTTGCTTTGCAATGACGCTGCTATATCTAGATCCACTTATTCGGTACTTTTTGCAATTATTAGTACTGCTTTTGGTACAGGAGATGGTTCTACTACCTTTAACGTACCAGATCTTCGTGATCGTTTACCTTTAGGTAAAGGCACTAACAACGGTACTGTAGGTGCTATAACAGCTGCTGCATCTGCTTCAGCTGTTGTCGCTACTGCGGCTGCTACACAGAGTATTACCACAACTACTGGTACTTTCTCAACGTCAGCAAAAGACTCCTCAACCGCAACAGCAGTTACCGGTGTTACTACCTCAAGTCATACGCACAATTTAACACTTCCAGCTCAGGTAGCAAACTATATCATAAAGACGTAATGTCTAATGGCAGAAACCAGAGAGTTAGATCAAATACAAAGCGAACTAGAAGTGCTTCATGAGAGATCACAAGCAAATAAGCTTGCGATAGCTTCTCATGAAGCAACTTGTGAAGAACGATATCATAACATTCTTCAGATGCTAGATTCTGCCCAAAAACAGCATGATGAGATGCATAAAGAAATACAAATATTAAATGGTCTTGCAACACAGGGACAATCAACAATAAAGACTCTTTTTTATGTAGGCGGTTTTACCACGGCAGTTGCCGGGTTTATTTATACAATTATGCAAATCTTTCCTAAATGAGAAATAAATTTTTCAAACTCAAAATTCAAAAACTTTTAGATCGTTTACCTACGCCAATTCAATTTAATGAAGCACAGTGGGCGATGGTTTATGGTTTAGATAGTAATCGTTTTTGGGTACAGGTAGCTGCGCGTCGTACAGGTAAATCATATGCTGCATCTATATTAGCTTTTGCAAAACTTTTAGAACCAGGACAACAAGTTATGGTTGTTGCTCCTAATTTCTCACTTTCCTCAATTATCTGGGATTATGTTACTGATTTAATTAAAAATCTAGGAGTTGAAGTTGACAAGTTTAATCAAAAAGATAAGGTAGTAAAACTTATAAATGGTTCTATATTTAGATTGCTTTCTGCTAATAATAGAGATTCGTTAATTGGTCGAGCAGCTAATTTATTAATCGTAGATGAAGCAGCGGTAATTCCTAACGATGAATATTTTATAAGAGACTTACGTCCTGCATTATCAACATTTGAGAACTCAAGATGTTTATGGATATCTACACCTAGAGGAAAAGGTAATTACTTATATAATTATTATCTTAGAGGTAATGATGATGAGTTTCCAGAATGGGGTAGTGATCTTTTTACATATCGTTCAAATCCTTTATTATCACAAAATGATATAGATGAAGCACAAAAAGCTATGTCAAGGGCTATGTTTGCACAGGAGTATGAATGTGAATGGACAACAACAGAAGATCAGGTGTATGAAGCACTTGATGAAGATAAACACATTGGTGAATTTGTAGGAGAAAGATTTACCGAAGTTATAGCAGGACTTGATGTTGGTTATCGAGATGAGAATGTTTTTGTAGTAATTGGTACAAATGGTGATGAGTATTGGATAATAGATGAGTTTGTATCAAAAGAATCTACAACCTCTGAATTAGCTAATAATATTCAAGATAAAGTTGACGAATGGAGTATAGATAATATTTATATTGATTCAGCGGCTGCTCAAGTAAAAGCTGATTTTGCTTTTGATTATGATATATATTGTGAAAATGCAATTAAATCTGTTAATGATGGAATATCTTCTTTACAAGTTTTAATTGAGCAAGACAAACTTTATTTTGATGTAGAAGGAGCATCACATACTTTTTCTGCTATGTCATCATATCGTTGGAATCCTAATACTGAGAAACCTAAGCCAATTCATGATTGGTCTTCTCACCCATGTGATGCAGTTAGATATGCAATTTATACACATCAGAAAATGAGTAATATTTCTATTTATGCTTAGATTAATTATCTTAAACTATAAACGTCCAGAAAATGTAAAAAAGATTGTATTTACTCTTAGAAAAGTTTTTTCAAATATTACCGTAATTAATAATAATCCTGACTATTTACTCCCGTATTGGGGTAATGGTGTAGATGTTATAAATAATGATAAAAATTATTTTTGTATGGAACGTTGGATTCGTTGTTTTGAATATCCAGAAGAATATAAAATTATTTTAGATGACGATATTTTACCATCTATAACTTTAATAAAAAATATGGTAAAATCTAACTTACCTATTACTGGTATATACGGTAAACGAGGTGTAAATACCGCTAATGCTTATAATGAGTTAGAAGATGTTTGGGAATCGGAAGAGGTTGATTTTATTATCGGATCATGCGTTTTAGTAAAACAATCTGTACTTAATGAAATAGAGTTAGATCTTCAAAAAGTGGGCTACCCAGAAAGAGGTGATGATATAATTGTAAGTTATTTAATTAAGCATAGATTGGGAACACCATTAAAATTAACCTCAGGTCGATTTATGTTTCTACCAGAAGGGGATGTGGGTTTAAATAAGGATACTGATCATTTTACAAAAAGATGGAACGTGATTAAAAAATTTCAAAATATTGGTTGGACAGACTAGTAATAAATGGATAAGATAGATAAAATATGTTAAAAAGATTTCCGATTAAATACGTCCGTGATTATATTAAAAAAGATTATAAAGCTCGTGATAAGTGCGTAATTTGCGGAAGTAAAGATAATTTAGAGCTTCATCATCTTTATAGCCTTTCTCAACTTTGGCAGAAGTGGTGCATTGATAATAACTTTAAACAAGTTACAAGTGTAGAGATGATAAAAATTCTAAGAGTGAAATTTGCTAAAGATAACAAAGAATTTTTAAAGTCATCAAATCTTTATACTTTATGTAAATTTCATCATAATAAATTACATACTTTGTATGGACAAAACTATTTAAATCACTTAGCTCCTAAAGTAAAAAAGTGGATTGAGCTACAAAAGGATAAAGCAGTTGGCTGAACTTAAAGATACACCTAGGTGGAGAGAGTGGTTAAGTGAAAAGCTTAATCCTGCACAACCATCAATAGCGTCATTAGAACCTTATGCTTCTCCTGAGACCATTGTTGATTTTGAACAAGCATATAGAGAAATTGAGATTATACATCGTGCTGTTGAAATGGTAATATCTGCATGTGTTGATACACCTCTTAAAATCACAGGAAATACCCCCGCTAAAAAAGTTAATAAACTTTTAAATATACGACCTAATCCATTTGAGGATAGGGTCCGTTTTTTCCGTCGTGCTCTTTTAGATTTTCATCTTGACGGCAACGCATTTTTTTATTACGATGGTAATGATTTATATTTGTTACCGGCTAATGATGTAGAAGTAGTTCCCGACCCACATACTTTTGTTAATCATTATAACTACATGATTGCCAATCAGCAAAGTTCTGATTTTTTTGGTTATAATAAGGAGACAAGAAAAAGCGAAGCTATAACATTCCAGCCACAAGAGATTATACACGTAACTAATGAAAATACTTCAAGTATTTTTAGAGGTACAAGTAAGTTAAAACCTTTGTTAAGATTAATCGAACTTTACTATTATATGATTAATTTTCAAAGGCAGTTCTTTAAAAATAACGCTATACCTGGTTTTGTTCTTACTACTGATAATATTCTTAGTAAACGTGTTAAAGAGAGACTTTTAGAAGGATGGAGGAACTCATATACAACTATTTTTGATAATGCTAGGCATCCAGCAATTTTAGATGGAGGATTAAAAATAGATCAGTTTTCAACGGTAAAGTTTCAAGAACTTGATTTTGAAAACTCAATTGAAAGAATTCAACAAGATATGGCAAAGGCATTAGGCGTACCATATGTGTTGTTAAAGAGTGGTAATAATGCTAATATTGATGCGAATCAAAAACTCTTTTATCAACATACTGTAATGCCTATCTTGAATCAGTTTTGTAGTGCGTTTATGTTGTTTTTCAATAATGGTGTTGAAGTTAAACCTGATAAATTAGCAATACCAGCACTTAGACCAGATGAACGCACACAAAGTATTTATTATTCGACTCTTGTTAATACTGGAATCATAACTCCAAATGAAGCAAGAGCCGGATTAGGATATCCATCTATAGATGGTGAAAATGGCATCAGAATACCTCAGAATATAGCAGGTAGTGCAGTGGATGCCACTCAAGGGGGCAGACCTCCCAACGAAGAGTCTGAAAATCAAATTGATGAAGGAACAAGCGATGAAGGATAAAATGCTTTTTATAAACAGCGCAATAGAAAAAGCTTCTATGTCCAAAAAAGACAAGAATCTTAAAATTGCTGGTTATGCAAACACAACATCAAAAGATCGTGCTGGTGATATAGTTACTGCCGATGCATGGGCTAAAGGTGTTGATAACTTCAGACGCAATCCAGTCCTTCTTTACCAACATAAACACGATTGTCCAATTGGTAAAGTAAATAAGATTACTGTGGATAAAAAAGGTATTTTCGTTGAAGCAGCGGTTAGTGATGCTGCGGAAAATAACCACGGTATTCAGACCCTAATAAAGGACGGCGCTCTTAAGAGTTTTAGTGTCGGTTTTAAAGTTAAAGATGGTAACTATAATCGAGAAGATGACTCGATGTATATTACTGATGTAGAATTGTTAGAAATCTCTGTTGTAAGTGTACCTTGTAACCAAGATTCTTTATTCAGTGTCCGTAAAAGCTTTGAGACTGATAGTGATTATGCAGATTTTGTAAAATCATTCAAGTCTGAGGATGACTCAACTAAAGACGAGAAAGCTGCCAAAATTAAGGCTGGAATTACTGATTTAGCAGAAGGTCATTATCATACTGTTGAAATGGATAAGAATATGGATGGTGTAACAACTTATGCCTCTCATATGGCTAACCATGCACATAAAATTAAAAACGGTGTGCTTGAAGCTGCTGATGGTCATACACATGAAATTAGTATGGTCGGTGTAGCAGTTCATGATGCAATTGGTCCTGACCAAGATGCAGATGTCAGTGAGCGTCCTCTTTCTCCCTCAGAACAAGAATCTGTTCATGCAGAAGGTCATGGTCAAGTATTGCCTGTGTCTGAAGCAAGTATAGATGAACTTGAGATTGAGGTTAAAGAAGAGGAGATTGAAGAAGATATTAAAGATAAAGAAGAAGAAGATATTGAGATTGAGGTAGATCCTAATCAACCTATCCCATTTTTAAATCTTCTATCGACTGAGACTTCCAGGATTGGTAATGGTGATTTCGTTAAATATCAAAACACCAGATACAAAGTCACAAAAATTGCAACCGCCCAAAGTCCAACTTTTAAATTTTTAGAGGTTGACTTACAAGGAAAAGATTGTGATAATAATGTTGATGTTAACGCAGATGACATTTTTGTCGTTAATACCTGGGATATCGGATCCAAATACGATTTAATAGTTCAAAATTTTGGTGAAGCTACTCAAGATCTAAAACAAGACTTTAATAAGTATTGTAACGCAACAGAGGCACAGCTCTACAGATTTAAAGATTCAGTAAGTTTAGAGCCTCAGCAACAGGAACAACTTAATACTTTAATTAACATAAAAACCACACCATCGTCAGAATGGAATGAAATTGAGCAGAAGTTTGCTCATACTTACACACAAAAAATTAAAGCTCTTAAAGAGCTAACTAGTGAGGCACATGAAGATTCAAATATTAGTCTGGCTCTTAAGCTTCACGGATACTTTGAAAAGGAGAACGATACTATGGCAGAACAGGTCGTAGATACCATTGATCTTACTAACGCAGGCTCTGAAGCCGCTATTGATAAGGTCGAAACGGCTGAACAAGCTATCGAACAGAAAGCTGCTCCAGCCGCGCAAGTGTCTGAACCAGAAGTAGCCAAGTTGGTTGAAAAGACCGGCGAAGCTGTAATGAAGGAGTCGGACGCTGCGGAAAAAGCTCAGGAAACTGGTGCTTCTATTAAAAAGGAGTCTGAGGAACTTGAGGAACTCAAAGCCCAGATTGCTAAATATAAAGATGAGGTTACGGCTCTTACCCACACTAAAATGGTGTATCAAGAGAATCAGCGTAATACATCTCAATTCTCTGAGAAGGACATGGCAAATGCCTATCTTCTTGCTAAATGCATGAATAAAGCGGATGTTTTCGATACGAAGATGGGTGCTCGCATGAAGGCGATCACTTCTGTCGATCAATTCCTCTCTAACTTCTCAAGCAATATTTACACGGAAATGGAACAGCAACTCGTTATTGCTCCTATGTTTAATCGCATTGCGGTTGACGCTAGGAACTTCCGTGTACCAGTCGCCGATGAAGATACTGATGGTGATGTAGCACAATTTGCCTCTGGCACGTTTGCCACAGGCATTGCGGATACTACGCGTGTGCCAACTTCTAATCAGCACTCCATCTCTGCGGTTACTTTCACGCCACATAAATTTATGGCTACTACGCATCTTGCCAAGGATGAAGAAGAAGATACGGTTCTACCTCTTCTCGACTTCCTCCGTGCAGCTGCTACTCGTCGATTGGCTCGCGCCATTGATAAAGCCATTCTTCGTGGTACAGGTGCTTTGTCAGGCTTTACGGCAGCTCCAACTAATGCTATTACAGCAGGTACCGGTTATGGTGCGGTATTCAAAGGTGTTGTTAAACTCGCCTCTGACGCATCTCTTTCTGCTACTACGGGTTCTGCCTCGGATAAAGCAGATCCTACGGATATTGCTTCGGCCCGCGGCACTCTCGGAAAGTATGGCCTACAGCTTGGAGATCAGCTAGTTTATTTGACCACTATTGAAGGTTATAATAACTTGGTTACTACCTCTGATTTCCGTACGGTCGATAAGTTCGGACCTAACGCGACTTACCTAACAGGTTCTGTCGGCGCGGTCTACGGTATTCCGATTCAGATCACTGAATTCTTGGATGTCGTCGGCGGTTCCAGTCGTCAGATTGGTGCTTTGGTTTACAAGCCAGGCTTCATGATTGCGGAACGTCGGGGTATGGAGATTGAGAGCGAGTATGAACCTCGCCAGCAGGTCACTGCGATGTACCTTAGTACTCGTTTTGACTTCAAGGCTCTTACTACTAATAGTAATGCGGCTCTTGATTCGACCAAGTACCCATATGCTTGTCAAGTACTGACTGGTTAATATTTTAAATAATAACTTGGAGTCACAAGGGGGAGGTGGGTAACTGCCTCCCCTTTAGTGTTTAGGAGATTAACAATGGAACTAACTTCAGAAATTAAAGATATGGAATCCTGGGAAGAAGCCTCTAAATGGCTTGAACGACATGGTTGGGGTCCTGGTCTGATTGATGAACAAAAAGTAGCTTGGGACGCTGCAAACGCACCTAAGCCTGTTGAAGCTAAAACAGCTAAGCCTGTAGAAGCTAAAACAACTAGTTTTGGTAAAAAAGGTAAATAATCATGGAAAAATTTGAGGAGAATCTAGGTAAATATCCTTATGTTACTTTAGCACAAGTAAAAGATTATCTAACTATATCTAGTGATAAGCATGATGGTAGTATAACAAATGCCATATCATATGCAACTGCGGTCGTTGAGCATTACATTGGTCAACAGGTTCTCGCAAATGATTATTTTGAAGTTTTTGATGGGGGCGCGACCGCAGTTTACAGTAGTAGACTCCCTCTCAATAACGTTTATTCTGTAGCTGAATTTAACGGGACAGATTATGAATTTTTAGCTAATCCTACATCTACAGGCTTAGATGTTACAACCGGAGAGGATAAAGATAATCATACAATTACTAACATTGGTAGTGTTAGTAAGCTTAAAAGAATTAAAAAATTTGGGACAACTTCTGCTAACTTTGACGGATCAAACTATTTAGCAGTTAAAGATCAGGGCGACTTTTATTTTGATACCGAAGACTTTACAATTGATATTCAAGTTAGGATGAGTTCTTTATCTAGCACCCAGACTTTTATAAGCCACAATACAGATACAAATGATTTTTGGGAGTTTAGATATCATGCTGTTGAAGGATTACAATTTAGAGCAGTAGAAGGAGGCACAGAAACTACTAATGTAGCAGATGCAAGTGTTAGTGGTTATGTAGCAAATACTTGGACTCATGTAGCTGTAGTTAGAAATGGAACTAGTTTGACTTTATATAGAGATGGCACCTCTGTAGGAAGTACTACAATTGCTAAGACAGTTGATATTCCTGATTTTACAAGTAATGTTGAAATAGGTAGAAATCCTTCAAATGCAAATGTATTTATTGGTCAAATGGATGAGATACGTATCTCTCGATCTGCTCAGTATACTGGCGCTTTTACCGCGCCTACTCATCAACACTCTACTGATGATGATACCACCTTATTAATTCATTGTGATGGTTCTAATAATGATGTTGATTTTTCTGATTCCTCCGCAACTACTAATGAGTTTACCTTTGCACGAGATAGTGGTAAAATTACTCGTAATGTTGGTCATGTTGGTATTACTGGTAATTATCCTACCGTTAAGAACTCATACCCATCACTAACTCTTGGAGGCCCTCCTAAATTTAATCCATATGCAAATGCACTAAAAGTAAAATATCGTGCAGGCTACGAAGATGGTGATGTGCCTTATGATTTACAAATGGCTACATTAGATTATATAAAAATTATACATAAACAAGAGCAAGATAGACAAGGATTTTCGTTTGAAGGGGAAAGGCAAGAAAAAGCTAAATTATCTGCTGATTTTCCTCCACATATTCGCCGTGTTCTTGAATTATATAGGATTGTATAATGGTAGCTACTTCAATAAACACTAGATCGTCTGTTTCTATAAATGGTAGAGAATTGATAGGACACAATAGTAGACCTGATGCTCTTGCAAGTGCTTTAAAACTAAATCAAAAAATTTATGCAATAGCTTTTAAAGCTCCAAAAGGATCGGCAACAAAAAGTAAATTAAATAAAATTGCTAAAAATTTAAATACTAAGGTTGAAGCAGTTTTGATTAGAGCTTTAGGTGGTGGTAAGATACAAGAAGGTCGTGGAGGTTTTTTCCCTGATTTTTATACTGCTATTGAGAGCGGGGAAGAGTTAAAAGCTGTTACCACAAGAGAAGAAGATGGAAAATTTGTTAGAGCAAGTCCTGTTAAAGTTGCAGGTGGTCAAGGCATATCTTTAAAACGTGGCAGGCAAGAACTTGTAACAGGTTTTGGCGCCGGCGGAAAAGCTGAAACTGCTGAATTTGCTACTACTAGGTTTGTAAACTCTTTAATTAGGAATCAAAATGATTCAAGAGCTATATTAAAGTTATTAGATGGTAAAGGTAAAGCTGCACAAGCTGTTAAGGCTAGTTTATTAGCTAAGACAAATTTTATAAATATTCCCGTGGTATTTCAAGGAGTTACTCAAAATAGGCGTATCGAGTTTACATGGCCAGAGATTAGAAAAGCAGTTCAAAAAGGTGGCTTTAAGTTTTTAGTTAAAGAGACAGATGCTGGAATTAAATTTCAAGCGTATTTTACAGCAGGTACTATAACTAAAGCACTTAACGATATGGATAAAGTAATTGTAAAAGAATTAAAAGATGGTGGACTGATGGGTAACGTATTAAGGGATATAGTATCATCTATAATGGCTTTACCCTCTAAAGGAGGAGTTAAAGATCTTAAAGAATTTTTAAAAGAATCTGGATTTTCTCAGTATGCAGTGGAATATATAGCTGGATCAGCGATAATTTCTAAAGGTACAATTGCAATTAAAAAAGGAAAAGGACAGAATAGAAAAAAATCACAACAATTTATTTCTACTGCTCAATTAACTGCTTTAACACAGAAAAGATTAGCACAGATTATGCCTAAAGGCCCGAGACGGGGTCCTCCATTATCTGACGATGTACTTACAGAAAGAACTGGTAGATTTAGAAAATCTGTTATGGTTATACCTAATTATAGAAAAAATATGATGCGTTTTATGTATGATCCTATATATAAAACTTTTATAGGCACCTCACGTAATCCTGATGACTTTGTAACTCGTTCTATTAGAGAGGTAGTGCAGACTGTCTTTGGTAGGCAATTTCTAATTTTAAGAGGAAATTAATGGCAACTTCTAGAAGATCAGATATAATAGACACATTAGTAACTCAACTAAAAGAAATAGATGGTGCAGAATCTGGTTTTGATTCTGATTATACTTATAATACTAATCTTTTTAATAACGTAGAAAGACAAGTTAGATTTTTAGACGAAGTTAATGACTTTCCCAGCGTATATGTATCTGCGGGAACCGAAATTAGAGATTTTAATTCTCAAAGTTTGACAACTGCGACTTTGGACGCTACCATAAGAGCATATGTTTTTAGTGATGATGAATCTCAAGATGAAATAGATAATCTTATACAAGACATTGAACACGTAATTTATCGTATTGGAGATAATTCCGATAAAGGTATACAAGAAATCAGTATTTCAAGCATATCTGTGGATGAGGGATTGTTTTCTCCTTATGGTCTTGGAGAGATTGAAATTACGATAGACTATATATTAGTTTAAAAGGAGAATAAATATGGCCTCTCTTAACCTACAAAGAAATTCAGAGGTATTTTACTCGACGGTTGACTTAATCAATGGAGCGGCTGTAGAGAGTATGACAAATGAAAATACTTGGAAACTTGAGGTGTTAGCAGGTTTTGCAGTTACCTCGTCTGCGGCTACCCAAGATATTACAAGTTTAGAATCAGGCACTGACCCTGACCGTTCACAACAGCGCTTTAATACTGCTATTAATCCTGTTGATTGGAACTTCCAAGTTTATTTACGCCCAACCGGAGTTAACTCTGGTGGTACAGCTCCAGCTACAGGTGGTGGAACAAACCAAACTGGTAATGTTATACCCCTTGCTGATTGGTATATGTGGCAAGCACTAGTATCTAATACTAGTCCTTCAAGTGGTACTACATATCAAAGTGTTTGGAAGTCCACTGGTGGAAACGCTGGTAGACTATTAACTACTAATGTTGCACAAACTAGTGGCTCACACTCAACTCGTTCAAACTTCTCAACTGCTACAGAAAATCATCTTTATTTTAAACTTGATAATGTTGTTTATCAAGTTTCTAATGCTACAGTTAATCAGGCTACAGTTGATGCCGGTATTGAAGAGATTGCTACAGTTACATGGTCAGGTTTTGGTACGACAATGCGTGAACTTACAGGTTTTGCACGTAATAATGCCATTGCATGTTTTGGTGGTGTAAATAATACAGGTGTTACACTTACTGCTAACTCAAATGTATCAGAGCTAATTGCTAATTCTGGACCTTCTTATCATCCATTTAACCAAATGAATGTTGCAGGTACAATTAGTACTAACTCATTTATTAAGAATCGTCTTAGTCAGATTGAGTTCCATCATAAAGCATCTGCAAGTGCTTCAGATGAGAAATTTACCTTTCCTGTCACAGCACTATCATTTGACTACAATAATAATATTACATACCTAACTCCAGAGGAAATTTCAGCACTTAATGAGCCTATTGGTCAATTTACAGGAACTCGTGCTGTTACTGGAAGTGCTACGATGTATCTTCGTGCAGGTGAGCTTGAATCATCTGGATTCCTTAGAAATATTCTTAATGATTCGCGTACACAATCTGCTCAGACATCAAATGCTAATCTAATTATTGGAGGTTCTACCTCTGGCGATCCTCAAGTTGCTTTCCAGCTAGATGCTTGTCAGTTTGAATTTCCACAGATTGCAACAGAAGATGTTGTTTCAATGAGTGTTAACTTTGTTGCCCAAGAGCCTACAGCTTCTAAAGGCGATGGAGGAGAAGTAAAAATATTTGCAGCTAAATCAGTAGCTTAAATAATTTTTTGAGGGGAAACAAAATTTTACAGAGAGTGCCCATCGGCTTGCGATTCATAGGTTTCCCCTCACCTTACGAAAAGCATATTAACCGATGGGCACTCATTTTATGAGGGGAATACTATGAGTAAACTTAAAAATCTAATTGCCAAGGAGACAACTTCTTGGGTTGAATTTCCAGATATTGATGGGTTTGAGATTGAACTCGTCTATCTTAATCGCGATGATCTAATGAAAATTAGAAATCGTTCACTTGCATTTAAATTTAATAAACGCACTCGTCAACGAGAAGAAGAAATTGATAACGATAAATTTCTTGAAGCCTATTCAGAAAAAGCTATCAAAAATTGGAAAGGACTTAAAGCTAAACATTTACCGATTCTTTTTCCTGCTGATATTTCAACTATGGACCCAGAGGAAAATATAGAGTATGATGAAGAAGATGCTTTAGAGCTTTTGAAAAATTCTACAATCTTTGATCAGTTTGTAACAGATTGTATGAATGATTTTGAGCAATTTTCTAAGAAGAAGGCTGAGGACGACGAAAAAAACTAATTGAATACCTTCGCAACGTATTTTGGGGCGGGGGTATGAATTTAGATCAGTATTTACAGATGTGTGAACAAATGGGCTGGGAGCCTAAAGATGAAGAAATACCCAAAGACCCAGCTGATTTGTCATATAATGTTCAAGGCGCTTTAGTTCTTTTTAATGCTCTTCCTGATATATGGGAAGGTATGTCTGGTTCTTGGATGGGAAAAGACTATTCCGGATTGATGGCTATAATGGATATATATCAATTAGATAATAAAAGAGAAGTTTTTGATCTTTTAAAAGTAGCCGAGGGAGAAGCTGCAAAGTATTATGCAGAAAAAGCAAAACAAAGAGAATCTTTAAATAAAGTGAAAAGGTGATTTAAGTGGCTAAAATTAAAAATACTGTTGATATTGAAGTCAAAGAACGAGGATCTGCTAAGGCCGCTAAAGGTATCGAAGGAGTCACTAAAGCACAAACTAGGCAAACAAATGCTGGGGTTTCTGCTAGTAAACAGTTTTCCGCACAAGCACAAGGTCTCGGTGGATTTGTTGCTGCCTATGCTGGTGCTGCCGCAAACGTTTTTGCACTACAACAAGCATTTGCAGCCCTACAAAGAGCCACTCAATTTGAAACTGTAATAAAGGGTACTCGCGCTCTAGCCGCTGAAATGGGTGCTAGTGGTGATACTATTCTTGCGTCTGTTAAAGAGATAACAAAAGGTCAAATTGCAATTGAAGAGGCTGCTCAAAATGTTAACATCGCTTTATCTGCTGGTTTTAATACAAAACAGATTGAGGCTTTAAGTGAAATATCTCTTAAAGCATCTAGGGCATTAGGAAGAAATCTTACAGATGCTATGCAGCGTGTAGTAAGAGGTACTGCTAAACTAGAACCAGAACTATTAGATGAAATTGGTATATTTACACGTATAGATCCTGCAGTTGAGGCCTACGCTTCAAAATTAAATGTAGCAGCAAGTTCTTTAACGCAATTTGAGAAAAGACAAGCATTTGTAAATGAGGTAATTGAAGAAGGACAGAAAAAGTTTTCAGCTATTGATACTAGTGTAGGAGGTAATCAAGCAAGTCTTGAGAAATTTGTTGTTCAACTACAAGAGTTAGCAATAGGTTTTGGACAGCTAATCGCTACAGCATTAACACCACTTCTTGACTTTTTAAGTGAAGGTAATCGCGCTACACTTGTATTCTTAGGAATATTAACAATGGTGTTCGGCAAACTTGGATCAATAGTTGGTGCATCTATTGCTGGTATGATTAAAAATCTTCAAAGCTTTACAGATAAATTAGCGGATACAGCTAAACTAAGTAAGGCTAACTTAAAAGATCTTAGCGGTGCTTATGGCATGGCACAAGGTCAACTTGGAACAACTACCGACAGCAAAGGAAACCAACGTCAAGTAGGTTTTCAACCACGAATTGCCGGTCAAAGTCAGGAACAACAAAAGAAACTATCTGACACTTTAGCAAAACAAAGAGCAAATACACTTAAAACTACATCACAGCTTACAAAAGCAAATGCTGTATATGGCGCTTCTATTAAAAATTTAAATAAAAATTTCGCGGCTAATTCAAAACGAATAGCATTTCTTAATACATTGATAGATCAAAATAAGATTGCGTTAGCGGGAGCTACCGTGGGAGCTAGAGGAATGGCTGCCGCTTCTTTAGTTTTAGGTAAAGCGGTTACATTTTTAAGTGGTGCTTTTGCAAAGTTAAATATGTTTTTAGGTGTTATATTTGCAGTTACAGCAGCGTTTCAACTCTTTGGAGTTGATTTAATTGGCAAAGTAACAGAATTTTTCTCTGATTTATCTCAAGAGACAGAAGATTTAAATACTACAGTAGGCGCACTTTTATCATCAGTTGAAGGAGGTTCTCAAGGATTTAAAAAATTAGCTATGCAAGCTGGAGTTTCAGAGAAAGAATTTGAAAAACTTAAAGATATACAGAAAGACTTAGCAGATGAAATAGAGGTATTAGGTAGGAGAGATTATGTACTTCATCTTCGAAAAACATCTGATACTGTGAGAGAATTTGGAAATATATCAAGGAACACTGCAGTTGCTATAAATAACTTGAGAGAGAAGGTTGAAGATGCTGATACTCCATTAGAAAAATTAGCCGCAACCACTGCTTTAGAACAAATTGAAAAATTAGGAGATGCATTTAGGATTATAGCTCCTGCTGCACGAGAGGCAGGTATAAGCGGGGAACAAACTGTTAATGCTTTTAAAACTATGGGAGGAGATTTAGAAGGAGTTAATGATCTTTTAAAAGCTTTTCAAGTTAATGCGGAAGCTCTCACTCCTACATCAAAACAGACAGCAGCAGCGCTTGCATCTTTCGGTAATGTAGCTGCTTCTGCCAATAAAGAATTTGAAGAGGGTAGAACTAGCACCGAAAAGCTTTCTAAACAGCTTGCTGGTATGCAAACACGATTTGAGGAGTTAAAAGAGACATTTGGAGAGTTTTCAATATTTAATGATATATTAACAGCAGGTTTTAACAAACTAAGGAAACAAATTGAATTAACAAATGATCGCGTTAGACGATTAAAGATTCTTGATACTATTAGCAAAGGACTTACTGATGAATTTGGTAAATTTATAAAGATGGCAGATACTGCCGCTATGAAAGGTGTATTTGGTATGAATCAAAGTGCAAAAGCACAAGCTGATATGCTAAAAACACTAATAGAACGAGGAAAAGCGGCTAAGGGCACAGATGAAGAAATGCAAAAACAGCGAGAAATAGGAATTAAAGCACAGAAAATTGCAACTGGATTAGCTCTTGGATTACCTGAAATTATCCGAAAACAAACAGAAGAAGAAACAAAAAGAACTAGAGAGTTAGCAAGAGCACTTCAGATTCAAAGACTTCAGAATAAAGCTAAAAAAGAACAACAAGCTTTAGCAAGTCTACAAGTATCACAAAACATTGCTAATAAACGTGAAGGTGAAGTTCTTAAGAAACTAGAAGCACAAAA